TTTATCTATAAATAGATTGATGACTTTTTTTTATGGACAAATTATTTCTTTTCTAAATCTTTTGCCTTTTCTTCGTAATATTTGTAAATCATTTTTTTGAACTCTTCAGATTCAAAATATGTTTTAAATTGTTGTTCGGTAATACCTGCAGGTGCATCAACTTTAAATGTAATTGTACCACCAAAATCAACTTGCGAATTAACTGTTTTTGTTTTGGTTGATGATTCGGCTGTTTCTCTGTTTTGAGCACCAAAGTAACTTTCTCTGGTTAATGGTTCAACTTTTTCAACCACCTTTTTAGTTTCAACGGCCTTAACACCTGATTTCACTTCACCGAGAGCACCACTCATTTCTCCCGCCAATTTTCTAAATTCTACTTCAATTGCACTACCGCCAGTTACTTTTTTACTACTTTCTTCAAATATATTTTTAAGAGCCTCTAAACCTTTCGGTCCAATACTTCTAGCTTCACTTTTTATATCACTCCCAATTGACTCCAACTTTTTAGTAAAAGTTGTGTTATCAATTTTACCTTGGTCTTTTGAAACATATAAATCTCGTATTCTATCAATTGCACTTGTTAACTTTTCAGAAACTTTCTGACTTTCAGGTACTTCCGCTTCAATAGAACCTGTTACCGCTCTTACAATTCTTTCAGCACCTCTAACATTACCCTCAACATATTTTGAAGACGCAACACCATAAGCAACTTTAGCTGCAATTGCATTAACATCTGCCTTTACGACTTCTAAAACACCTAGCTGACTTCTTTGAATATCTTCTACAGTTTTTGGTGCGTTTTTTTGTTGTTCAATTAATTTGTCAAATTCTTCTTGATTAAGACTTTGTAAGTCTTTTTTGGTTCCATCTTCTAAAGTTACCACATATTTACCATCTTGCATTGTTGCAATGTTTGCTAAATATTGTTTGTCCTCTTCACTGGCAATTGTTAGACCCGCACTATTAATCTCAGATATTCTTCTATCTAAATCCGCGGCAGCTAATCCCATTTTACTCATTTCAGCAGCACTAACACCAGTTTGTTTTTCCATTTCTCGTAATGTTAAAACGCCTTGAGGATTTATCTTAAAAGATTTAGTTTCTTCATCAAAGTATGTAAATTGTTTTGAAACTTCAGCCAAACTCTTTTGTAATCCTGACGGGTCATTAATAGATTGATTCATTAATTGGAAGGGGTCGGCCAAATCACCAACAGAAACCCCTAATCTCTGAAACGCAGCTGCGGTATCTATCGCACCCTCAGGGTCTAATACTCTATTAGCCAATTCAAAGGTTTGTTTCATATCAAACCTCAACATTGAGGCTTGTGCCGCCATTTTTGCTAAACCAGCAACACCTCCTTCAAATTGAAATCGGTTCATTTGTCCCATATTACTGGTAACATCCTTCATAACCGTTTTAGCATTCATACCAATACTTTGGATATAACCAATAGATTCTTCTATATTGGGACCTATTTGTGATACTTCATACCCAACCTCACCAAAGCTTTCAACCAAAACACCAGCTTCTGTACCCAATATTTTTGAAGACGCATATAATTTACTAACTTGTTCTTCAGTTGCTATTACATTTCTCCTTGAACCTTCAGCTATTTGTATTATAGTATCGGAAACATTGGTAATATCACCCCCCAATCTTATAACACCCGAAGCAGCATTTGCAACCGCCAAATCCATTTCTTGGATTCTAACTCGTCCATCAACAAACGCTCTATTAATAGCATCTGCCTGTGTAAACATAGCACCTAAGGCGTTAGTTATTTCTTCAAGAGGACTTGCCCATTTTTTTAATGATTCACCTATTTCATCAATTTCTTTTTTAGTATTATTACCGCCAGTATTGTCAGCCATATTATTTTAGGTTTTCTTATAAATAGAAGAAGGACTATTTTTTTAGTCCTTCTTATTTTCTTCAATCCATTTATCCAATAAATATTTTCTTATAAAAATTGGCATTCTTTCAAAATCTTGATATGTGATTTTCATCAGAGTATTCAGATAGTAAAACTCATCTATCTGTCCCTTTCTATAATCAGAAGAAAGGGCGAAAAAAGTCCGCCCCGAACCCAACATTTACTGTTAGAAACTCTCCTGACGGGGCTTTTAAAGTTTTAGTCATATCTAATCTTGGTTCATTTTCTTCCATAAATTTCCTAATAAATTTCGAATCTGAAATAGGCATAGATTGTACATATTTTGCAATCATCTCTTTATCATTTGAACCATTAATTTCAACAATTTCTTTTTGTAATCTCCAAGTAATTTTCGGAACCACCATTCCTTTGGGGTACGATTCAACCATTTTACTAATTTCCATAATTTCACCATAAGTTAATGGTTTAAGTTTAATTGTTGATTGTGATTTAGGTAAATTAATAATAAAGGTACCATCTTCGTTTGGTTGTTGACCATTAATAATTGTTAGTTGGTCTAATAAGACGGAAGCCTTAAATGGTTTTTTATCTTTTGGGTCAGTAAGATTTAAATTAATCTCAGGGCCAAATGCTGTATTTCTTAAAAATATCAAAATAGCCTCAATATCACCCTCTATTAAGTCTTCAACTTTAACGTCTGGTTCGTAAATTTTAGCACGTAATAAATTAAGTGTTAAATCACTTCCTCCCCCCATTAAAATATTTTCATCAGATGCGGTTAAATAACCCACTTTAATTGACTTTTTTTTGTTTTTATAAAAAATTCCTTGAGATGGTAGGGGTACCACGTCGTGTGGTAGTGTAAAATTTTGTTGACCGTAGTCTATTGTTTGATTGTCCATATAAAAAAATAACCGTAAAGTTTATTGCTTTACGGTTAAATATAAATAATTTTAAAAATTCGTAAATAGTATTAGTAAACCAATATACATCTATCCATTCTCAAAGATGCTGTAATATCAGCCAATGCATCTTGACTATAAGACAGACTTCCAAAGTTAACATCTGTTAAAAATGTTCCTTGGAGAATCCATTTTTCAACAACAACCCCTGTTGGGTCTAACATTTCAAGGTCGATGTCTTTTTTATAACCCGCAGCATAACCCATACGACCCGTCACTGATTCAGCATGTAGACGAACCCACTCCATAAGAGCTTGAGCTGCTGATGGTCCAATTGGGTCACGGAATTTAACACTAATTGGGTCCCAGTTAAATCTACCCGCAACAAATGTTGAAGTGTTTAAGAATTGAATTTCTGTTGAACCAATTTTAATAGATGGTCTTGAAGCACTTTCAACGAACCATTCGTTTATACCCAAACTTGATGGAAACCTTAAGATAAAACGATTCTGACGTTTAGGTTCATAAGGTATCGGCATTTTCATTAATAAATCAGCCATGTTATTTTAATTTTTTTTGTTTTTTTTGTTGTTTATATATCTATAAATATACCCTTGTTAAAAAGTTTTTCTATTTACTTTTTTTTTAATTAGTGTATTCTTCATTTATATTCCTTTTTAATGCCACCAGCAGTAGAATAAGTCTTAACTATATTATCTGGTTTATTTTTAAAATGTTTACTCATTACTTCTACATTTCTAATATCATCATCTGAAAATCCAATACTAGGTATAAAGTTATTAGAAATATCATTTTTAATAAATGCTCTTTTATTAAGTATTCCTGCCATTCCTTTAATATAAGAAACAAAATCTTCCATTGCTTTAACTTTTAATTCCTCTGGATTTGCAGCACTACCCTCTCCAAAAGATACTGGATGATATTTGTTAAGTTCTAAATATGATTTAATCAATTCATCATCACTCATCTCATCTTCACCAATAAAAGTTCTATACTTTTTAAGATTTTTAATAAGTTCGTCTTTATCTATACCATTATACCCACTAATAATATAATTGTAAACCGCTTGCTTGAGTGTTTCAGGATTGTGACCTCTTGCCGTTATAATTGAAAATATTGAACCGTTATTAATCGCTTCTCTAAAATCATCAAACGCAGGACCTTCCTTTGCTCTCATTGCATCAATCAAAAAATCTTTATCTCCTGCGGTTCTAAAATTTCTAAATGGTTCATCCGCATATCCCACAATTGTTTCACCTTTATATTTAAAGGGTTTTTTTCCTAAGTCGTGTCTATGTTCTGCAAAATCATCCGTACTCATACCAACCTCATCTCCATCTTCAGTCATAACCATAATCTTTGTTGGCATATGAACAATATTATCATCCCAATCAAAGGCATAATATTTCATATCTGGAGTTCCTTCTTCAGTAAATCCCTCTTTAAGTTGTCTTTTCATACTTTGGCTATTTGGGGGTACATAAAGTACCCCCATAATTTGTTATTAGATATTTTCAAACGAAGCACCTGTTGGTGTGATAAAGAACTCAATGTCAATGAATTCTAATGCCTTCGTTGGTTTTAAGTAGATTTTACCTACTAATCTGTTAGCATCTAAATCTTCGGGTGTTGAAGAAACTGTTACACGGAAATCATATAAACCCCTATCTCTTCTAATTGAATCTAAGATTGGGTTAACACTATCCAAGAACTGTTGTCTAACAACTTGGTCGTTTTGTTCGAATAACAATCTAATTGCTACCGCCGAAATTAACTTACGAGCTTGAAGTAATAATCTTCTTACGTTCAATCTGTTAAGTGCTGTGTCAGCCACTTGTAAAGTTTTATTACCCCAAATTACAGTTCCAACATCAGAGAAAGTTGCGATTGGGTTGATTCTACCTT